TTCCACCATAGATAGTGGCTAGCGTTAAATGCCCATTACCTGAGGTGCTATTTGGTATTTGAGTTGCTAATTGAGAAATCGAAGGCGTCCAAGTTACAGAGGTCGCAATGCCTGATCCAATCGTGCCGCTTAGACTCCCAAAATGCCAGGTCATGTTATGGGTAAAATCACTACTAGCGCGCTTAATCGTAATGGTTACGGCTTGCCCCATCATATTCCCAGAAACTGTAGCACTCGATGACCGTGGGATATCACTTAAGCGTAGCGTTTGTGACCCTGTATTCAAGGTGCCAGGCGACCAGCCACCAGACCCAGAGAAGGTCGCTGAAAAACTGATGGTTTTGGAGCCATTGGAATCATGCGGTACAGTAATGGTCTTATCAATCAAGTGGAGGGAACTATGAGCCGTGTACATATCGGGTCGCCCTGACCAAGAAAGTGTCTGCCCATTGATGGACACACTCGCCCTACAGTCATACATCCCAAAGGTCGTATAACCATTCTTTAGCCAGAGTTGGACTCGGACAGTAGATGTATTGTCAGCGGTCGAAGTGCCTGTTTCTTCCACTCGCAAAAGTAGGGTATAGCCCCTATCATTATTTGAACCATAATCTGCCATAAGGTCTCCTTTCTACTTGGCATCAATAAAACGACAAACCAGATGCTTGGCATTATGCCTTGCGGCTTCTAGTCGGTAATATCCAACCTGTAAGGTCTCCACAAAGACCCCATGATGAATTTTAATCACACCAGCTGTGACAGTCATGACGGCATTCCCAGCTGACTTAATCATCATCCCTTGTGGGGTTAATTCGATATACTCAGAGTTATCCTTCTTACCGATAATAACCCCATTGTCACCAGCTCTCAGATAGGTATTGACAAAGTTAAGCAAGAGACTGTTGGCTTTAAGATCAGCTTCAATCGCTGCGATACGAGCCGTATTATCAATAAAGTCTTGATTAAATTGCGCAAGGACGGCTTCATTATTTTTCTCAAATTCTTTATAAGACTTGAGCCAATCGGCCACTTCTTTTGCCAACGCTCTCGCTTCAAGATCCACTCGGAGAGATTCTGTCTTTTCGGTTAGAAGGTCTAATTGTTGCTTCATGAAGCCATTATCTGCCTTGGCATCAATCTGGGCGATCAGATCGTTCAAAGACGGTCCTGGAGCTGAAGCAACGTTTCCATCTTCTAGTTGAACATTTCGAAGATAAACCACATCTCCCACCGCCCATATTCCTGACTTCAGGTAAAAGACATAGGAATGATTCTGGGCACTAGTAACCTCCCAAGACACCGAATACCGCTGCCAGCTAGAACTAACTTGAACAACCTTAGTCCCGCTCAGTTCATTTCCGATGGTAAGACTAACCGTCTTACTTGCCTTGAGGTCCACACTAAACGTCATATTAGCACCAATTCGACTTCTTAAATCATAGAAGTTCCGATGGAAGCCGCCAGTACCTGCTTTGGTACAGGTCATCTTAACCGTCACGCCACTGACAGAGCTCGTATCCTCAACCACCTCCTTCTTCCACTCAGAGGTTACTGATGAAAAGGTTGTAGCCTTCATGGCATAATCGTCAATGTAATTGCGCCCACCGAGTTCTGTTCCTTCAAAAAAGGACGACCAGGTATAGTCACTAGGGTTAGTTGAAGGCGTTGCACTCTCCCTATTAACTGCTAGTCCGAGGTAACGTTTGCCCGTTGAGACGGCAGAAATCCCATCTCCCTTGTCACTATCTGCGTACATCCTCCAAGTGTAGAGGGTCTTTCCGTCCTTACCAGCCTTTCCATCCACACCCTTGTCCCCATAAACACCGATGACAACAGGCGTTGTGACTGTCGTTGAGCCATTGGTGAACGTGGTTTTTTCATAATTCCACAAATACTTAAGGGTTGAGGTTAGAGAGGGAATCGTTTTAGTCCAACCAGTACTTGTTGTCGTAAGACCAGTCTTTTGTGCAGAGACTAAGTAATACTGCTCCCTTGACTGAATGCCCACCCCATCTGCTCCAGCATCACCCTTTGGTCCAGGAGTTAAAGAGATGGTTTTAAGTTCAGCTTGTGTCGCTAAACTTTCCCCTCTAACCTTTAGAAGTGGCGTATCAATGGAAAGATTCCCATCCCTATCCAAACTAAATACTGGGCTGTGCTGACCTGGAATAACCACCTTATCAGCTTCCACCTCTAAACTCTTCACATATTCTGATAGAATCTGTTGAGAGACAAGCCTTGTCATCCATGCTGAACTAGAGACGGTTAACTCATCAATCTTAGCTTTTTGAAGGGCTGCGACTCGTGCTTCAAGGGCATCTGTTGCCAGATAATCAAGCGCAGCTTTCTTCCCAGAACGCTCGCCTTCTGCTTTGGCCATAGCGATACCATCTTCAACTTCTGTTTGAAGACGCTCAAACTGCCTGTCAAAAACCTTGTTAAAGTTTGCTCGCTCCTTAGACGCTCGGTGTTCTGTAACTGATTGATTGACATCAAGAATAGTCTTTGCCGCACTGGCTAGCGAATGGGTCCCAGATGATCCAGAGCTCGTAAAGCTAACCTCATCATCAAAGGTCACTGAAAGGTACACTTCTTCTAGAGCGTCAAAGGTATAACTAACTGCCTTTTTCTTAACATCTACCTTGTGCTTCTGGCTTTTAAGAGTAACCGTATCACCCAGATGAACTTCCTGACCGTCTAACTGATAGGCTTCAACAGTTAGCTGTCTGGAGATACTGTCGATGTGCTCATGTGTGAATTTAGCCATTGCCCATTGTCGCAACTCTTCCTCTGTCTGAAGCGTGTTATTCTCATACCGTGCTTCATGGACATAAGGGGATTGGGTAATAAGGGGACTTTCCACAACGACAGAAAGAACGGTATCCTCATCACTACCTTCTGCCTGAAAGGTTGAGGTCGCATAGATGCGCGTAATGACCTTCTCAGAATTATCCTTATCCTCAAAAGCTTTCAGATTGTGATGACTTGTGAGAATAACTTCCTTATCGTTGCCACGGTGTTTCTTAATCGTCAGCTGAAAGTTATCACGAACGAGCTCACCTTCCCAGGTTCCAAGGATGGAATGTTTACCATCCATTAGAGCTTGGTAAAGTGTCAAGTCTTCGTCAGACACATAGGTATGACGCTCCGTCACATCACTGTCAAAGCTAAAAAGTCCTAAATCAGATGGACAAGCTTCAACCAGCCTCATCAGGGCTGATTGACAAGTCGTGTTAGTCGCAGAAAAGGGCTTAATCTGACGCTTCATCACATCATCAGAAATGTGATAGCACTCAAGCTCTATCATATCGTCTTGAATATTTACCTGCTTAACACGAAAGAGCTGCTTTCCCAAATCAGGAGTTGGACACAAAATCAACTCATCTGCTCTAAGGGTTTCATGGACACCTGAATCCGTAATCGGATAAGTTAAACGGAGCTGAAAAGTGCCATTCAACTCCTCTTCTACCGTTGCACTCACCGTTTCAAATAATGGTTGGCCATTCCACTTCGGTGTCTTTGTTTGACCATCAAGAAGGTAAAGCATCACACCCACCCCCAATTCGTCTCAAAGGTAAGCGATAATATCCCACTGCCTAAAATCACTCCGACAGATTGTGTTGGATGACTGGCATCAATCGTGATAAAGTCCCCAGACCACTTAACAGCTTTCCCTGATAGGGTCTTAAAACTAGGACGGTCTGGATGATTAACCATAAGGAGAGGTTCTGTAAATTTCTCAATGCGGATCACTTGGTCACCTACTGTGAATGAGGTTTCTGACACCGATTGACCGGTGATGGTGATGGTAGGAAAGGCAAGAGCAGAGCCTTGTGTTTTTAACACACCATTGGCACTCAAAACTTGCCTATCCACACTCTTAAAAAAGCGAGTGGGGTGGCAGATAAAGGTCACATCAATCACATACACATCATGGTCATCCTGCTTGATGTCAAAGCTATCCGTACGGTAACACCAAAATCGAGTAAGCTTAAGCCGTTCACTTTCTAACCAAAACCCTTCCTGCATCAGAAAGGCCGAGAACTCATTGACTTCTTTCTCATTCGCACCAATCAGATACAAGCGGTAAGGTTTCTCAATCACATCACGATGCTTATTGGTTTGAACAATCGCCCCACTCAACCCACGATGGTCTAAGAGTTGCGTTTTAGACCGTGGCACTTGAACGCTCGGTCTATCTTCCACAAGCACTTTAAAAGGAAAAGACGAGGTGCCTTTTCCATTCAGTACCAATTCATTATGTTTAATCACACTGTTCCTCCTCTCAGTAAGGCTTGTCGTGCCATTTCATCAGCTAATCGACCAGCCACATAATCGGCTAGTTTTTTCATATCCGCTTCTTCACGAATCACAACATCTGTGATATTGACCGTTATGCTTGTTCCTTTGTTAGGCATGGTGGCTGCGATGCTGCGACCGATACTGCCAAGAGTCTGGTTATTAAGGGGCAAGACGGCTTCACGTCCTGCTTCTCCTCCAACCATCAAGCTATTCCCTGTCATACCAAATGCCGTTGGCTTGGTGAGAATCCCACCCTTGGCGTACCACTGAATGGAAATCTTAGGTAAGCCACCTTTTAACCAATCAAGGGGATTCGCAGAACCTGACACACTAAAGTGCGGAAGAGGAATATGCGGCCACTTAATCTTGAAGTTAAAGAGGTTCTTAATGGCATTGATAGCTGAAGAAACCGCATTTTTTGCCCCATTGATGGCATTTGTAATGGTTGATTTGACCCCATTCCAGACAGAGGACACTGCGCTTGAAATACCACTTAGGACACCTGAGATGGTTGCTTTCATCCCATTCCAGATAGAAGATACCGTTGAACTTATGCTCGATAGAATCGAACTAATCGTTGACTTGATGCCATTCCAGGAATTGGAAATGAACTGAGCAATGGCATTTAGAACAATCGAAATCAGTGACTTGATGGCTTCCCAAACGGTAGAGACGACCTGCTTGATGGTTTCCCAAGTACCAGACCAATCACCAGTGATAATCTGCATGACTGCCTTGATAATAGCTAAGACAACATTGATGGCTGTTTCTACGACCACTTTAATGATGTCCCAAGCTGTCGTGATAATCAGTTTGATATTCTCCCAACTGGCTTGAAGGTAAGGTCCAAGAATGGTCATGATGGTTTGAATAACTGTTGAAATGGCTGTCCACACGGTATTTGCGGCTTTAAGGATTAGCTGTTGGTTCTCTGTCCACCAAGTAGTCAAGGTTCCCCATATCGACATAACAAAGCTTGATATCTGTTGAATGATGACAGATAAAAAGGCATAGATGGCGTTCCAGATTTCTGTCACAGCTGTCCGAAAGCCTTCGTGATGTTGCCAGAGTTGCTGAATCCCAACAACCAGTAAGGCAACAACGGCAATGACACCAAGAATAATCCCTACGATTGGAGCTGCTGCAGTTATCATCCCCATGATGGTTGTTCCCATAGCCATAGCAGCTGCTTGCAGGGCAATAAAAATCGGGAGGACTAAGCCAAGGGCTGCGACCAAACTTCCGACAATGACAATAAACTGCTTGACTGGCTCTGATAGCCCAGAAAACCATGTGGCAACAGCTTGAAGCAAACTGGCGAGAACCTCTAAGAAAGGTGCTAGGGTTGCTGCAATAGCATCTCCTATCTCCGCCATCGCTAACTTCGCCGTGTTTTGAGCGGTTGTAAACTTATCAATAGGATCAAGCGTCCCCTCATAGGTCCGTGTTACAATCCCAGCTGCCTTATCAGCTGTTCCTGCTAAATCTTCAAAAGATAAAGCCCCACGCTTGATGGCATCAACCATACGTGGAGCTGCTTTACTTCCGAAGATTTCTGAGGCAAGAGAAAGAGCCTCTGTTTCACTGGTTGAGGCTTTGATTTGCCCAATGGTTCCATCAAGTCCTTCTTGAAGCGTAAGCCCATCGCCCGCATACTTAACAGCTGCCTTTGAGAGCGAAGAAAGTGCTGCAGAAGAATCAACCCCTGCTTTTTCAAACTGTCCCATCAAGGTGACGCCCTCATCAAAGGAAAGGCCAAGGGCTTTGATTTGTGGTGCTCCCGCTACTGCCTTGTCCATCAACTCTTGGACACCAACACCTGTCGCTTGGCTGGTATAAGTAACCGTGTCTAAAACACTTGATAAATCAGTCGCTTCAAGTCCATAGGCCTCAATCGCTTGCTTGGCTGAAATAGCAGAGCTCGTCACATCACTCCCATTGATCTCTGAGAACTGAATCAACTGGGTAGAGGCTGATTTAAGGGCATCTCCTGTTAACCCAAATTGCGTATTCAACTCCCCTACGGCACTTCCTGCCGTATTAAAATCCGTTGGTAGTTCAGTGGCTAGGGTTCTAGCGATGTCTGTCATCTCTTCAAGGGCAGAACCAGTTGCCCCAGTTTTCGTGACAATGATATCCATCCCCTCATCAACTTCAAGAAATGCGTCAAGCGATTGTTGACCGAAGTCAATCAACTTCTGTGACAACTCTCCCAGTTGGTCGCCAAACTCCATGAGAAGGTCAGCCTTTAAGAGACTATTTGTCTCTTCCAAAGAAGCCTTGGAACTCGCAGAGCTAGAGGCCAACCCCTCCATCTCATTTTGGAGATTGTTATAAGAGGTCTTTGTCTCATTAAGAGTTTTCTCAAGCTTGTTAGCTTCAACCGAATTCTCACCATATTCGCTCTTTGTCAGCGAGAGTTGTTGTTCCAGATTATGTATCTGTTTCTCAAGGATTTCTGAATGAGAAGCAACCTTTTGTTGAGCAAGTGCCAACTTATCAGCCTCACTTGCGGTAGTTGCTAATGCTGATTCTTGTAGCTTAAAGGAACTATTGAGTTTTTCGCTTTCTGACACCAACTGTGCCTGCTCATTTTGGAGACGGTTAAGTTTTGAACGATTTGATTCGACCTGTGTACCATTATCAGAGAGAGCTTTGTTAACACTTTCTAGTTTTGATTCGTACCCCTTTAAGACTGTTTGAGTGCTCTCCACCTCACGCTGAAAGGCACGGTACTGGTCTGCACCGATGTTACCTGCCTTGAACTGAGCCTCGACTTGGGCTTGAGCTTGACGAAGAGTAGCGAGTTTCTCCTTAGTCGTCTCAACTTGTTTGGCTAAGACTTCCTGCTTCTGGGTCAAAAGAGTGACATTTCCAGTATCAAACTTGAGTGCCTTGTCAATCTGACGCAATTCTTTAGTGGCTTCAGAAGCCTGTTTATTCACACCCTTTAAGGCATTTTGTAAGGGTTGGGTATCACCACCAATTTCAATGGTGATCCCCTTAATGTTTCCTGCCATCGTCACTCCTCCTCCCTACTAGAAATTGTCAAAATCTGCTTGGGTAGCTTTACGAACACCACTCTCATCTCGTCTTCTTAGCTCCACATAATCAGTCTGGTAATCCAGAGCCATGCCAATCGAGATATACTTCAAGTCGTCAATGGAAAGACCTGTCTCCTTACAACAAGAGAGGTAACTCTCTACCGTGAAGACTTCCTCACTCGCTGTTTCTGATTCATCTGCTTTTTTCTGGTAGTCATCCCTTGGTTAAGCATGGACATCAAGACTGGTCCAACTTCCTGAAGTGGGAACTCCTCCATCGACATAAAGAAATCCTCGAAGGGTTTGATTCGAGGATTGGCTGACTTGGCAAATACCCAAAAGAGACGGTGGAAAAAGGTCATGTCGAAGTCAGATAAAATAGACAAGTCAATCTGACTAGCCTTTAACTCTTCCCCCTCTTCCAATTGCTCAAGTTGAGTCATTATGGATTCCGCACTTAACATGTTAAAGAGATCCTGGAAATAATCCTTTCCGAATTGCTCCTTATAAGCAATCGGTGTATAGGCATTCGTTGCCAAGGGATAGGTTTTCCCAGCAATGGTGATATTTTGTCGCATGTTCTCCTCCTTTAAGCAGCTGGTTCAAAGACAGACTTAAACCAGTTCTCACGAATCTCATCACTGGTTTCTTCAGTCGTTCTGCGGCGAACAATCTTATCAAGTGGGCGTGGACTTGCCGTAAAGGTCAACTCTACCTCATTGATATCAGACCCAGACTTGGTTTTAGAGCCTACAGTTGGACGTGAAGCGTAACAATAATAGAGAACATGAAGGGTTTCTTTTTTGTCCCCTTCAAATCGAAACATCAGTGCAAAGTTTTTCTTCTCGCTATTTGCAATCTCTGAAATGGTGTTAGTTGTCGCATCCAATTTCTCACCTAGAACACGAGTCAGAAACTCCTGTGATAAGAGGGCAACTTTCAGTGTTCCCTCATAGCCGTCATTAGATTCAGTCGTGTAAAAGTTGATGTTGTCTGCCTTGTAAGACCCCTTGTCTCCAGTGGGTTCAAGGGTTAGTTCTGCAGCACCACGAAGTCGCTCGACAGTGCCATAAGTCAAAGCCCCGTCAGCTCCCTCACTGGTGACTTCTGCCCAGTGGACATCTTGTAGGCCAAAGGTGACCTTGTTTTTTTCTGCCATGGTTATCCTCCTAATAGTGTGATGGAATAAATGGTTTGGTAGAGTTTCTCACTAGTGATGTAAGTCTCTACCTTGTCAAAATAAAGACGGTGGGCATCAAGAACTGATTCCACCGTTTCTTCTGTCACTAAATCTTTCTTTGTTGTGTACAGCTCAATCTGAACATTAAGCCCTTTGTGATAAGTCCAGTTATCGGCCCCAAGATTATCTGAATCAGTGACTAGATAAACCATAAAGGGCGGACTGGGGCTGTACCCTTCCTCAAAATGGTGATAGGCTACTGGGAGTTTGGTTGCTTTCAAGACACGGAAAAGCTCTTCAAATCTCATAGACCACCTCACAGTTTCTGTCGCAATTTGTCTTCAAACGACTGAATCGCCCTTTTCTCGACAGGAGCGATGTGCTTTCTTCCTTCCACCCGACCACCGTTTTGTTTGGCATGCCCATCTTCAAGCAGATGCGTCAGCCCTGGTGTTCGGTTGTGAATAGTTTTGGTCAGAGCCGTATTGGTATCAGTCGTTGCCTTACTCGTCCACCCTTTAGCATATTTCCCACGTCGCTTTGGGGAAGTCACCTTTAAGGTATCAACGGCATCGTCTGTCACTTCCTCAACCACCTCACGCATGACATCTGTGGTCTCTTTGGTATAAGTCGTCAGCTCCTTTTCGATGACAGAAACTAAATCATCAAGTCCAATCTTAGTCATAAAGCTCCTCCTTGGTCGCAACGATGTAAATCAAGCTTCGAGCCACAGTATCGCCATCAATGGACTCGATAGCATAATACTGGTCACGAAAGTAAATTCGAGTCGTTAAAGAATTAAGAGCAAGAACAGCCTTATCGTAGCGCAAGGTAAACTGCACCTTGTTATGAATCAGTTTTGTCGCACTCCCATCACTTTCAGTTAAAGCTAGTGGACGACAAGAACACCAACGCATAAAGAGGTCATCCCAAATGGCTAACTCGTTTCCGATGTCGTCCTGCTTGAGTCGCTTTTCTTGAAAGACCAACTGT